AAAGTAGCATAGCCAAAAGAAAATATAGCAGAACTTAAAATATAAATGAGGTTGTGCCAACGTTTTGACACAACCTCCCTCTACAAATTCTTTCAATCTATAAAGCCGAGTAATAGCCGGATTGTAAAACTCATCCGGATAATGTTGCTTAATATCGTTAATGTTCGCCCTGACATACAGAGACGTGTCGTAGATATGCTCGGATTCACTCAATACTACCCCTTTCGGTAGTTGTGTTGTTTCTGCCCAGTGTATGATTGCTTGTACCGAGGCTTCATCAAATTGATATTTACTCTTTTCTGCCATAGCTTTGTTATGTTTTCAATAAATAATAGAACAATGCAAATATACATAAGCATTTCAAAAGGAACTACTTTCACTTCTATTGAGTACCATTACAGATAATGAAGAAGTTAAAGGTTATAGGAAATATTGGGGCTTTAGACTAATTTTGTCACCACTAAAACTTTTGTACTATATGAATCAAAAAAATGTATATGAATTAACCCAGGAAAGATTGAAAATGATTTTTGAAGAATTCGATAATATTTATATATCTTTTTCTGGAGGCAAAGATAGTGGGGTCTTGTTAAATCTATGTATTGACTATATCCGTCAGAACAGCCTGAAACGAAAGATTGGAATATTTCACATGGACTATGAAGTACAATACAGCATGACCATTGACTATGTTAACCGGGTATTGGAAACAAACAGGGATATACTGGATGTATACCGGATTTGTGTCCCTTTCCGGGTAACAACCTGCACCTCTATGTATCAAAGTTACTGGCGTCCCTGGGATGAGCAAAAAAAGGAGGCATGGGTCAGAGAAATGCCGAAAGACGCAATGAAAGTAGATAAATTTCCGTTTTACAACCGGAAAATGTGGGATTATGATTTCCAGATTGAGTTTTCCCGATGGTTACATCTACAGAAAGCAGCCCGGCGTACTTGCTGCCTGGTAGGCATACGTACCCAAGAGAGCTATAACCGCTGGCGCACAATCTACCGGGGAGTGAAAAAGCAATATAAGAATTGCATGTGGAGTACGGAAATAGATGAAAATGTATACAATCTATACCCGCTGTACGACTGGAAAACGGAGGATATATGGGTAGCCAACGGCAAGTTCGGTTGGGACTACAATAAGCTATATGACCTCTACTATCAAGCCGGAGTAAGCCTTGACAGACAACGTGTGGCTAGTCCTTTCATCAACGAAGCTATCGAGAGTCTTGCCCTGTACAAAGTAATTGATCCTGACACATGGGGGAAGATGATAGGGCGCGTAAACGGGATTGGCTTTGCCGGACTTTATGGCAACACTCATGCGGCAGGAAGAAAAAGTATCCGTTTGCCGGAAGGATATACATGGAAATCATTCATGGAGTTTTTACTTTCAACCCTTCCGGAACATACCCGGAATAGATATTTGGCCAAACTGAAAACCAGCATTAGGTTCTGGAAGGAAAAGGGCGGTGTACTTAGTGATGAAGTCATACAGAAGCTGAAAGACCGCAATATACCCATACAAATAGGTGACAGCAGCAATTACAAGACAGAGAAAAAGCCGGTACGGATGGACTACCTGGACGACATTGATATAGAGGAATTCCGGGAAATCCCTTCCTATAAACGTATGTGTATATGTATCCTACGCAATGACCATACCTGTAAGTATATGGGATTCGCCTTAACTAAGGAGGAGAATGAAATGAAGAGTAATGCTTTGGAGAAATACAAACATATTTTATAAAAACACCTGGTAAACATACCTTATCATTAATTGTAGAACTTCATTGTAGAAGTGTTGCACTCTTTTCCACACTCATATTTAAATAAACTGTCGCATAAATGTGAAAATTAATCTCTTACAAATGTAAACTTTTTGGCACGTTTTTTGTTTTATTGTCAGTAAATCTTAAGTTGTTATAATATTAGGTATTAGTAAAAGGTAAAAAGAACTCTAAATTCTCTTTATAACACAAGACTAGGACATGCGTTCATTCCGGCACTGTGAAGTGCTGGGATGTTTTTGTTTTAAAGCATTCCGGGTAGGTAGAGGTAGAATATCAGTAGAACTTATAAAATCTACCCACATTCTACCACACGGCTAAAATCAGGCGTTTTTTCTTCTTTTTTATAGCCTTCAATCACGTATTATCGTATTAGAAAGAACCCCTGAATACACCTCCGTTGTTCTGACCGAAGTATGTCCTAATAGCTTCTGAACAGTCGTTATCGGAACTCCCTGGTGAACAAGCAGGGTCACACAAGTATGACGGGCTGTATGATAGGTTATGTGCTTTCTTATCCTGGCAAGAGTAGCTAATTGGGCAAGATACTTATTGGCCTCTGAATTGAGTCCGATTTTAGCAAAATCAGTTACTATATCGTAACGTTCCAATACAGCCAATGCCTTACCCTCAAACAGAAGATGTAACGGAAGTCTTACCTCCACATCTGTTTTGACAGACTTGAAATAAAACCACCGCTTACCATTCACACGAATAATGTTCTCAGGTGTAAGCTGGCAGAAATCGGAATAGCGCAGTCCGGTATAGCAACAAAACAAGAAAGCATCGAGTACATGGCGAAGCCTTTTGTCGGAGACCAGCAAGTTCTCCAGCCTCCTCAACTCATTCAGGGTTAGGAACTCTTTTCGCCCCTTCTCTTGCTTTATCTTGAATTTCCTGAAAGGATAAGCATCAGAGGGAATATAACCCTGATTAATGGCTTCACTCACCAAGGTACGAAGCTGCCGGAGATGTTTGGCTATCGTATTGACACTATTTCCCTTCTCTTTCAAATGCACTTCAAAATCCCTTAAAAAAGTATAGGTAATGTCTTTGAAATCAAATCCAGGACGGAACTCCTGAAGTACGGTTATCGTTGTCAGAAGGTTTTCCTTGGTACTTCTTTTACGGTCGGATTCCTGCACATAGGTTTTGGCAAATACGGGGGAAGTGACATTGACCGGCTTGTCTTTCTTTATCGCATCTTTAAGTAGTGATAGCGTTACCGGAATGCCGCGTTTCCATAGGGATAGCTCAATGGCTTGCAAGTGTAAAATAAATATGCCCCATCCATCACCGGACAGAGCATGTTGACAGTTGTTCTATTGTATAAAAAGAGAGCATTTCGATGGCACAAAGATAATACGAAATCAGGATATATATTTTTATCAGTTTGTCCTTGAGAGTCATGTGTATTATCTGTATTTTGCCAATGAAATACCTTGCAGTTCATATGTTTATTCTGAAGGAGCTTTCTGTCTGTAATGGGATGGGAAGCTCTTCTTCATTTCTTGATTGGAAGATAACTAATGAAAAACTGTTACCTCCTATTTTTCAATGTACATTCTAATATATATAGAGAAGTAAAAAATAGGGGGTGATATGATAAATAAATGAGGATATAGAAGAGTAGACCAGCTTCGCAGTCTACTAAAGTGAGGAAAAAAAATAAAAACATCCTTTCTTTCTTCCACTTTGGAGGGTACGAAGTAACCTCTCTTATCAATCTCTCATTAACACCTACCATAGCCCCTTCAATCAATTTCAGCGTTCTCTTGCTCCTTGGGTTATTTCTTGTTCACCCAGACCGGAAAGAATATAGAAACTGTAAACATCCCGAATCCCTTTCCAAATCTCCGGCCTGTACTTACATTTTCAGTATCCCCCCATCTTCATCGGATAAACTTCACCGAAAAATCTGATTACATCAAAACGACTGCCGGACAAATTCATTAGGCCATCATCCACATATTCTCCCCACTTCAACTTACACACATAAAAACTGCCGTCTGACAAAACCCCGAAATCCTTAGATGTGTGATTTTAACAAATGTTCAATTCAAAAATGAAAGAACCATGAAAGAAGAAACAAGAAAAATTTTGGAAAAGGCCCAGGCAGGTGATGCCGAGGCCCAGTATTTAACCGGTCTGTATTATGAGGATAAGGGGGATGTCAATGAGGCTTTCCAGTGGTATAACCATTCGGCGATGCAGGGATTCGTGTATGGAATCAACGCCGTTGCCATATATTACCTGAAAGGGATAGCTGTAAAGCGTGATGTGAGCAGGGCAATCGCTCTTCTGGAAAGTATCGCGGAAAAGGAACCCACAGCCAAAGCCAATCTGGGGCATATATACCTGGAAGGGGAAGGATGTCCGCAGGATATACAGAAAGGCATCGGGTTATTCAGGCAGGCTGCGGATTCAGGTGACGGACTGTCGGCTTTCACAATGGGACATATACGCCTCAAAGGGTTGTATGGAACTCCCGTAATGTACAAGGAAGCGACAGGATGGTTCGAGAAGGCCTATGAACTGGGGATATACGACAGTGTGGATTTCCTCTGTGACCTGTATGAAGGTCTGTATTCACGAGGCATGAAAGACATCAGGAAATACAGGTTATGGTCGGATGTCAGAAAAAGCCTTGAAAAAAGAGGTTCCCGTACTAGTCTGGCAATGCCATCATCCGCAAAGGGAGGCAATGTACCGGTATTCGAGGAGACAAACGGCAGACAGTACATCATCATCGGTGGGGAGAAGGCTTATGTCGATCTCCTCGTTGCGGAGACATTCCTGGTCAATCCTGATCCGAAGAGCTATACGGAAGTGGAGCATATTGACGGTGACATGTCCAACAATGCGGCTGATAATCTACGTTGGATAAAGAAGTAATATCAAGCAGTTTATTATGAAAGTAACATTGACAGAAAAGATTAATTGGACAAAGTACAATCTGATTTATCCGGGATTGGGTGATATTATACAGATGATTCGTACGGGAGACATGCAATTACATGACAATGAGTTTGATGGCTATACATTGAAGCAGGCAATAGAGCATATCAGGAGTGTAGCTCCGGGTGATAGGCAGAAATGGAAAGCCAGACTCCTGCCCGCTGTTGCCTATAACGGTACATTCAGGGAACTCAGCAGTGCGGGGCTGATTGAATACTCGTGTGTGACGGCATTGGATTTTGACCATATAGCAACACCGGATGAAATGATCTGGTTACGAAACAAGCTGATGATAACCGAATGTGTCCTGAGTGTTTTTGTTACACCCAGTGGAAATGGACTGAAAGCTTTGGTTTTGCATGACAATACAGATCCGGCCAGACATGGGGATTTATATGAGCAGTTACTAAACAAGTTCTATGTGGCTGACAGGAATGATTTAGGCTGTAAAGACCTTGCACGCAGAAATTATCTGAGCTACGATCCGGACATATGGGTCAATCCAAATCCTGAACCGTCGTACCCTTATGTCCCCACCATAAAGCCACAGGTACAGATGCCACAATCATCCGGGACAAGAACAGTGTCGGACAAAAGCATCATCAGCATCATGAATTCCCACTGGAAGAGGAATAATCCTGAATATTGGGAAAAAGGCAACAGGGGAAACTGCATCTTCAGGTTAGCCTGCTGGATGTGCAAATGGGGTGTTGACGAGGAATTGGCTACTGAGTATTTCACTGATGGTTGGGAAGATGACACAATGGATGAAAAGGAAATCAGAAGCCATGTGGGCAATGCCTATAAGACCGAAGAGAAGAACTTCGGAACATTGATATTTACAATACACTGATTTAATTAACCCTTTAAAAAAACAATTATGGCACTGACAAAAAGCCGGGGTAACATGTATCCTTTTGTTACCCATACGTGGAATGCGATAAAAGGGATATGTTTTCATGACTGCCCCTATTGTTACATGAAGAAATTCGATGGTCTGCTTCCTATACGGTTTGATCCCAAGGAACTGGAAGTAAACCTGGGTGAAGGCAATTTCATTTTCGTAGGCAGCGGAACGGATGCCTGGGCTTTCGATATACCTTCGGACTGGATTACCCGGTTCCTGGATTATTGTAACCAGTTTGATAACAACTATCTTTTCCAGTCCAAGGACCCTTCACGTTTTCTGGAGTTCATAGGTCATCCGGTAATGCGGAAATCGGTTTTGTGTACGACCCTAGAAACCAATGTCTTTTATCCGGATATCGTAAGGCATGCTCCAAATACCCGTAAACGTGCCAAAGCCATGCAAAAACTGGCGAACCTTGGAATGAGAACCTATGTGACCTGTGAACCTCTGATACAATTCGACTTGTTCGAAATGGTTGAACTTGTCAGGATGTGTTCCCCTGTACAGGTCAATATCGGCAGGAACTCACGACAGGACATTACCCTTCCCGAACCGACAAGGAATGAAGTGCAGGCATTGATAACCGAACTTCAGAAATTTACCAGAGTGGTAGTCAAATCCAATGCCAAGTGCTGGATTTGATAATGTCCTGACTGATTGGAAAGATAAAGGAGATGCTGCATAAGCTCTCCTTTAAAATTTCATCAAAGCCGATAAAGAATCCATATGTCAAGGATACAGGTAAAAAATATTGTAAAATGCTACCTTATGAGTTAACCGAAGGCAAGTTAATTATACATATACTGCATATTTTATTATAATACCCACTCAGGCGGCGTTGGCCTACAACAAACGAAAGAGAAATAAAATATGATGACGGAATGCAACTTTTTTTCCTGAAATGAGTAATATTACTTAAAAGAAATAGATTGTATAAGGAAAAATATTGATGCATTCTGTTGACTCACCCAATACGGAATAAGTGACATAAAAATATTGCATGATACCTCGTCCGATGGTATGCAGCCTAAAGTTACCAATATCATCACAATACTCCCTTCATAACCTTTGATGGTATTGTACGGGTATTTTGGAGTAACGTTACAATCGGATAGAGACAGGATGTTTCTATTTTTTTTTCTGCATAGTGAAGGGCAGGAAAGATCAGTGCCTGTAAAACCCGGGAGAAAAGCCGTATATCATCTCCCGGCAGTCTTTGGCACTTTGTTCTTTTGCCCCTTGAATATCTTTTTGCTGTTTATATATCAAAGTTGGTTATAGTTGGTGATAGGGATAGAAATTGTATACACCCCTCTTACCGAATACACAGAAGATAGTGTATGATTTAGCCGGCAATACATATTTCCCACTTCCACTTTAATCTCCGGACAATAGCCATAAATGAAGATGATGTATCCGCTAAGTTCCTGTCGATAGTCAACCGAAGGCAGGTTATATGATATACTATACAACTATATAATAATAACCCACTCAGGCGGCGTGAGCCTACAACAAACGAAAGAAGAAAGAGATACAATAATTAAGTGCAACTTTTTTCCTTAAAATGAGAGATTTTACTTAAAAGAAATAGATTGCATAAGGAAAAATATTGATGCGTTCCGTTTACTCATCGAAGTGTAAAAAGGGTATATAAAAACATTGCAAACCTTTATATATGAAATGAGTATAAAGAAAAATAAAACAATTATGGATAATAAAATAAATAATATGATATCAATTAGTATGCCTAAAGGTTGCAGGTACATGAGTGATTATGAAAATCTCTTGAATGGAGAATTGCCGTTGGATGGAAAGTTTATCCTGAACAAGACTGTAACCGGTTGTGGTGGTACATCCCTGTTTCTAAACTCAGACTTTCCGGTAGTGATAATTTCGCCTCGACTTCAGGTGTTGAAAGAGAAGCACAGACAATATCCCGACAGTTTCCATTTCCATGTCCCATTGTGTAGTAACAGAGGGCAGGCAATAATCCAAATGATGCGGGATCTTGATTCGTACCTGGACTCTCATCATGGAAGCACACCTTTTACCCCTTTGCCAATGCGGCCTGCCAAGATACTGGTTACCCTGGATTCATCGGACAAGGTTCTTGGTGTCCTTAGAGGAAATAATATGCTGGATTCATGCTTCTTTGTGGTCGATGAGTTCCAGTGTCTGATGGGTGACGCGACATTCAAGGGGAGTACGGACATGAATTTCCTCATCCGGCTTGACAATGAAGTAAAACGTATCTGTTACTTGTCCGCTACACCTATCCCTGACATTTACCTTGACTACATACCTCAATTCGCCAGTATTCCCTACTATAAACTGGAATGGGACCCTGATGTGATTGTGGAGCCGACATTGAAGGAGAGGCAAATGAGAAATGGTGAGACTGCGGAGAAACTGTGTGGGGAACTGATACAACGTTACAGAAGGGACGGATATTTTGAAAGGAAAATAGTGAACGGAAATATAGTCTGTTCCCGTGAAGCCTGCATATTTCTCAATGAGGTCAAGTCAATCATAAGAATAATCGGGCAAAACAATCTGAAGCCGGATGAGGTGACTATCCTGTGTTCTGAAAGCCAGTCCTCAAAACTGCCTAAAGGATTCACGATAGGCGGATTGGATACGGACAGGAACAAGCCTAAGAATAAACCTTTCACTTTCTGCACGAAGTCATCTTTTGAAGGTGTGGATTTCTACTCGGACAATGCAAGCACCTATATCTTCATCAATGCAGGGAAGGAGTGGCAGACCCTTGACATCATGTTGGATATACCCCAAATCCTCGGCAGACAGAGGCTTGATACAAATCCTTTCCGTCATGATGCCACGATATATTACAAGACCTACCCTTCCACCATGACGGAAGCGGAGTTTGAGCAGAAGCAGAAGACGATGGAGCGGAATACGTATAGGATTCTTGACACTTTCAACAATGCCCCGGAGGAAGTCAAGACTTTATTGGTACAACTTTATAGAGACAAGGCATCGGAGAAGAAGTTTACGGATGATTATGTTGACCTCATACAGGAGAACGGGCAAACGACGATAAGTTACAATCATCTGGTAATGGCGGCAATGTGGAACAGGTGGTACCAGAGAAGTTACTATTATAACAATTCCTGCCAACTGTTGACAAGCATTCAGTCTGCGGTTGGGATGCGGAAGAAGCCGGCAGAGGTGAAGCAGTTCGAGCAGTGGTATTATAATGCACCCGACAAGGACAGGCTTGCAGGATATGCGAATTTCAGAAACCGATATCCGCAATACGATTCACTACTCTTGCAAAATCCGTTCATTGATTTCAGATTTCACGGGTGGTATGGAACTCTTGGTTATGATACCCTGTCAAGTCTTGGTTTTCGTGAGGCTGATGTTGAGGATGCCTATAATGTTCTTTGTGCACAGGCTCCGATAAGTGAGGTTTGCAGACAGGAGTTCGTTCCCGGTATGCTCTATTCCAAACAGGAGGTAAAGGTCAAGTTACAGAAGATATACGACAACTTGGGACTTGTCGGGAAAACAGCCAAGGCAACGGAACTGGCACAATACCTTCCTGTTCGTGAAAGGCAGAAATTGAATGAAGAAGGTAAACGAGTATTCTTTATCGAGATTCTGAATATATAAACAATGACATGGCAGTACGTTCATATAATAATGGACAGTACTGCTTTTTTTTCATTAATTGCCATATATGCCGGTTCGATGGCAATTGGTTAAAAGTGGGATGAGATTATCTGCAAAAATGGAATTCTCCCCATATAGGTATTTACGATTGTCTTTAGAAAACAATCCGACTGTTTCAAGGAAATCGGAATTGTCCAGTTCTATGTCTGACTGCAAAATCATTTGATTTTCAGAAGACTGATGTCGGTCATCTTTTTGTATCACAAGCCTCATATTGGATAAAGAAAGATGGCAGTTTATTTGTAAGTACAGAAATAAGTACCTATATTTGTACTGTACTATAAAGTGAAAGATTATGAGAACAGCAAACTATTCTGAATTAAGAAACAATCTGAAGGCTTATCTTGATGGAGTAATCAATGACAGCGAGCCGTTATTGGTACACCGTGCAGGCAATGAGAGCGTGGTGGTTATTTCCCTGGAAGAATACAATTCAATCAAGGAAACGGAATATATTATGAAATCTCCCGCAATGATGGACATAATACGTAAAGGAGAGCGGGAAATTAAAAATGGTGAAGGGAAAACCGTCAATGTCGATGAGTTATGGAAATAGTGTTTCTTGAACAGGCGGAGAAAGACAGGGAATATTGGAAAAGGACAGGGAATAAGGTTATAATGAACAAGATAACAGCCCTGCTGAAAGATATTGCTGCACATCCGTACACCGGAATAGGGAAACCGGAACCCTTGAAATATGAGCTGGCAGGATATTGGTCCCGCCGCATCAACGCCGAACACAGGATTATCTACTCTGTACATGATAATATAGTGACTGTGTATGTTCTTTCCATGAGATACCACTACGTAAAATGACTCCATTCATATACAAGTCTACAACGGATAAGAGAAACAAAACTCTATTATCGGTGCTTGAACAATAGGGCTTCATTGTCCGTATATCACATGAATAATGGTATGCGAGAGTTAACTGGAAGCCCATTGTACCATACTGTTACTATAATTAATAATAATACTCACTCAAGCGGCGTAAGCCTACAACTGACGAAGAAAAAAAGATATGTAATGTTTTATGCAACTTTTTTTCTTAAAATGAGGAATATACCTTAAAGAGAGTATGGTTTCCAGTTAAAAAAATTAATTGCGTTCCGTTAACCTGTCTGATACCAATTATGGTAATCAGAAATGTTGCAAGATGTATTATGCCGGTCTCCATTATAATCCGTCATCATAGTAACCAGTTGTAATACCAGCCATGTGGAGTTTCGGGCAATCGGATTCAGAAGTGACGGTTTGGGTATCTTTATCGTTAAGGGCAATTCGGTTCAGTGCCTATATATCCGGGAAATTATGATATATATTTGCTCTCCCGATAAACCAAGGCACTTCAGTTTTTTGCCCGATGTGTATGTGATGGATAAGCCGGATGATTATAGTTGGTTATAGTAACATCAGACATACAATAAAGAGCAACCGGTAACAGATATCTTGTTGCCTGTAGTTTACTTTGGTTGGTGACAGCTGGTTTCAGTTGGCAATATGGTGTGTAGGACCTGGCAATATTGTTACTCAGATACGAGAAAGACAGCGAAGGATAGTATCAGTTTCTTTCTCCTTATACTGGATAATATCTGTCATTCAGTGGGTAAAACCAAGGTGTGAAGTAACATGAGAAATAGGTGTGAACTAATTTATATATTTGTCTCTTGATTCATAGCTAATTACACAAGAATGGGAAGTGTGAACTTTAATTATGCAAATAGACTGAATCCCTTGAAGTATAATATTCCCATATTTTATCATCGGTTCACAGCTATAAAGACTAAGACGGTAAAAAGTCTTAAATCTGGGAATGATGAAGAATGAATACGGGTAACAGTAAAGAGTGCCTGAATAATAAACGGGAGGTAATATACAACTCTTCTCCCGATACGCCCAGGCACTTTGATTTCTTGCCCGTTCATATCTCCCGGCCTTGTAAAATGTTAGACAGGTATAGGGGTGAAAAGCTGAGAGACATACGCATTGTTATCACTCAGACGACAAGAATATAACGACTTTTTGTTGCGGTGTTGTTACTTTCGGGTTTATATTGATCACTGCGGCAACATTGACCTCTCCTGACCGAATATTTATAGCCTCGACGAATGAACCGGAAAAAGACAGACCGTTGTACAGTTTATTTTATATCAGTTGTAATATATTTTGCTCAATTAACCTTGGTGTGAATTTACAGCGGTACACAAACAGATTGCCTATTTTATCGCATTCATGTTATATACAGGAGTCCAGTTTTTTTACATACTTCAACATGTGGCTTTATACTTGATTTTACTGTTTTATATTTGATTTTACACCTCTATTTTAGTACATTTTACACCCCATTTCAGTATACTTTACACCTCTTGACAGTACATTCTACACCCCCTTAGTTTATGTAAATATGCTCATAAAATAGCGCACCCCCATTAAGGTGCGCTTTACTTTGCAGATAATTAAGAGGCTCGTTTCTTTTCGTACCGATTGAGTGTATTTCTCACTTCATCTTTGGTCGTACCTAACTTTCTGGCTATATATCCTAATCCTATTTTTTCCCCTGTTCATCTACTGTTCCTCTAAGTGAGTACCAGTATTTAGCTTCTTCCAGTGTCATTTTTCGTATATTTTTAGCATTGGGATGTTCATACCCAGCAAAAGTATCGTTGGAAGATTGTGGGCGAATCCCACCGCTTGAAGAAAATTTGGTAAGGTACCTTTCCATACAATAATTGGCTATGTAAACAGTTAGATTCTTAACCGCATTACGCTTGCCCTTTTCTTTTTTAGAGGGATTACCAGCCATCATATGAAGGACGATGGCGCAATGAAAGGCTATGCCGGCAATTCCGTTCCGCATGTTATTGCGTTCCTCAATTCCATCGACCTTGTAGCGATCGTATTGTTGTTCACACCATTTTTCTAATGCTACATTTATGTAGTTTAGATCAATGGTAAATTCATCACAAGGTACATCACCGTTCATGGGGGCGTGATGATAACAATATAGGGAGCGCCATTCGTCAATTTGTTTTTTTATGCGTTCCAACTTCTCACCTGCCAGCCATTTAAAAACAGGAGATTTAGCACCCAATTCGGGAGCAACTGTAAAGCAAAAACGGCGTGCTGTTCCATTTTCTTTTTCTTTATTTTTGAAAAGTGAATTAATGGCTCCAGGTGTACCTGCAAATGTTGCATTAAGATAGACCTGAAACCCTCCCTTAGCAGATTCTCCCTTTTTGTTTTGGTACTCAATATCGTTATCAAACGCCTTACGAATGGTTGAAGATGCAAGCCATCCATCTTTTTTGAAGGCATCTTTAGCAGTATCAATCTCCTGTTCCATGATGTACATATGAACACCCCTATTTCTGGCAAGCATCTCTATAAATTGGGATGCTGATATGTTGATGCCAATAAACTGGATTATTGAACCTTTTTCATCATTGGAAAGCTTTTTACATTCGGCATCAATGATGTGCTGAAACAACAGCTTGTGCATATCCCTGAAATTACTTTTGCCTGAACCACTGACCCCTTCAATGACGGTCATTATATTAGGAGATTGCATACTACCGTTAATAAACTTTGCCCGTACCCTCGAAAAAACCATAGCACCAAACTCAGGAAGCAGGCTGAACATCATGGCATCTTTGTATTCTTGGGGGCAGCAATTCAAAATTTCATTCAAGAATGGAATTCCTGAATAGTTGGGTGTACCATATCGCTTGTGAAATTCTTTGTTCCATTCACGTAACGATAATTGAGGTTCTGGCAGATTGCTTTTGGAGCGACGAAGTTCTATTTTTTGGAGATTGTAGGCTTGCTTTTTCTCTAAAATACTCTCCGTTTCCTTTATTTTCGCTGCGCTTTCAGCGTTTATTACTCTAATCTCATTATCGGTATGTGCATTGTCAAAGTCAATCTTCGCTACGTTCTTGGCTTTTATCACTCTGATTTCATTATCGGTATGCGCATTGTCAAAGTCTATTTTCGCTTTATTCTCGGTTTCTATTACTTTGATTTTATTCTCGGTATGATTATTGTCCAAATCTTCCTTTATACCGGTTATAGCACGATACTTATCTATCTTCTTTTTGGAATTATACTTTTGGGAATAGAGAAAAAAGATATAGCCTGCACCGAAAGTAATGAGGCATGCTGCACCAAATTTAATGCTGTCTTTAAAGGGAGCATTCCCTTTGTAACTGGCTCCACCGACGGGGGTGTTAATTTTTATATCTGTCAT